GCGGTATCGGTGCCGCAGGCTCTAAAAAAGCTGCAGATAAAGCATCGGCTGCTGCAGAAGCTCAGGCAAAGGCCGTTCAATCAGCTGCTCGGGAAGCTCCCTTCCTTGGTTTCGGTGCAGAGTCTTTAGCAAAAAAACATGGTGCATTTGTAGGCGGTCCTTTGGATCGGGTGAGAGATTTTGAAGACGCCAAGTTAGCCGGAGCAATTGCCTTTAGTCCCAACACTCTGGCACAAGAGCGAAAACGTCTTGCACAGGAACTTGCTGTTGTACGTCAACAGGCATATGGCAAAGAAATGGATCCTTATAGCAGGTTCACTTAAATTACAATATAGTTAACTAGGCGTACAACAATGGCTGACAATGTAGTATCTCAAGGATGGTCATATAAAGGAGATGAAACAACTACCCTGGATGCGTTATCCCAGCAAGTAGATGATATCAATAAATTTCTTCGTGGAAAGAGTGCGGAAGAGGGCGGGTTTGTTTCACGCAATCCAATGCAAATTACTCGTGGTGAAATTGCTGATGTATATAAATCACGTAAAGCAACAAGAGAAGCATTACCCGATATTTTTGAATCTTATTTAGGTCGTATTTCTCGTGAAGGGCTTGCGCCAGATGAAGCAGCGCAGTCTTATTTAGACATTTCTAGAGCATCAGGTGGCAAGCTTAGTGAAGCCATAAAACTATCAGACAAACTACGGCAACAAGCCCCTGGAATGGTTGCTGCTGAACGCTATGATCGTTACAAGCCTGCAGCATCTCTTGCATTTTCTCAGTTACTTGGTCGTCCCCTTGGCGAACAAGAATATAAAAATTACGTTAGTGCTGCACAAGGTTTAGGTATTTCTAAAGGACCTGATTTCCAGGCTTTCTTAGGCGAAGCTCTTTTATCTAGCCCTGAGTATAAGAGCCAAGCGGTTATCTTTGATCCTGATAAGGTTGCCAGAGGTGTTCAAGCACTTGCTGGAAAAACACCTAAAACAAGCCTTTCTGATTATGCTTCAATGCTCGGAACAGTTTAAATCTTTGGTTTAAGATAGAAGAAAACAAAAGACATGGCAAAACTTAAATCACGCGATTTGAAAAACTTAGGCGCAAAGATTGGAGCGAAAGAACTCAATGCGCTTGAAGAAAAGTTCGGTGCAGCGGGTGTTGCACGTGCTGAACGATATGCGGAACGAAAAGATATACCAATTAAGCCTGGTGCTCAGGATTGGTTGGATCAATATAAAAAACAACAGGAAAAAGAACCAGACTACGACAAATATACTCCTCCAAAACAAGAGGATTACATTGAGACAACAGGTGGCTTTAATATTCCTGCCGGACGTTATTCCGAAGCTGAATATAGTGTACTTTCTGCTAAAGCATTAATTCAGTTAGAAAAAGATCTGGAAAATGAAATCTGGAAAACCCGTGGTTTAACAGATAAAGCAGTTGCGACCACTCAAGCAGAGGCAACCAAATACGGTTACGACAAGGATTTAGAAGCCAAAAAGTATCTTGCCGATCAAGACCTTTTAAAAGGCACTCGGATTGCTGAGATTGAAGGCAAAAATCGCATTGATCTTCAAGGTATCATCAATGCTGGCATGAAAGAAGTGGAAGGTATTCGCGGTCAAACAGAACGTGATGTCGCCAATATTACCGGTGAGTTTGGTGTCAAGCAAGAAGCAACACGACAAGGCGGTCAAAAAGACATTGCACGAATTGGTGCTGAAGCAGGTTTCCGTAATGCTCTGATTGGTGCTTTCAGTTTTTAAAATTGATTGCGCTAAAATAATTTCATAACGTAAATACGTTCTTAAAATGGCTTATCAGGATACGATTGGCGGTATTAACGCTGCCCTGCAACGCGGTGAAATTGATGCTGCAACTGCTGCTGCCCTCAAAAAGCAAGCTGCTGAAGGCGAATACGGCGCCAAGTCCTTTAATATCACTGAATTTGAGGATCTCCTGGGACGCCTGGAAGGATCCAAGATGCGTCAACAGCGTCAGAAGAGCACCGAAGGTCGTCGTGACATCATGAGCCAGGGCCTGGCTTCTATGATGAGCAACTTCTGATCTTCTTGAAATGAATCCTGACTCTGCAGCGCAACAGAATCAATCTGGCATTAAGTCAGATTTGGATCGCTACAAGCAAGCTGCAGAGTTAGCATATCGTTACGCCAAAACCCAGGCAGACGAACAACAAGTAAAAGAAGAATCTCCTTTCGAGGAAGAAGATAAAAAAGAACCAACACAAGATAAGGAAACGGCTTAACAATGGCAGACGATTTTTTTGGTGCCGACACTGATCCATACGGTTTTTTGTTCGATGAGGACAAAGCCAAAAAAGCAGCTGCTGCCGTTAAGATTTTCCAAGATGTTTCCGTTGGTTCTACTAAAGAAAAAATGAGGGAATCTGGTGCACAAGAACGTGAAACCATCAGCCGAGGCGCAGAAGAGCAACGTACGGGGGCAGAACAAGCCCAGCGTTTCTCCGAAAGCGACGAAGCAAGGGATTACCGCCAGGCCCAACGAGCTTATAAATATTGAGGTTTTCGACATCTGGGTCGATAACTTAGACTCCGCCTCCCAGGAGGCGTTTATTTCTTTTTGTTCAGAAAACTATTCGGTTATTGAATGTTTTCTGTATGCACGGTTTCTTGATTACCATGGCAGTATCACTGCATGTGATCTTTGGGTAAATAAGCATTACCCTAAACCAGATCACCGCAAGGTACTGCTGTATGAAATTGATGAGATGCGGGAAGACATTAGGAAACTGCGTGATGACGTAGAAGCTGGTGTCGTCAAACGTGATGCTGGTGTGGCACGCATTGCTTCGATGCAAAAAGAATTGCGTGGCACTATTCAACAGATTGAACAATACACTTCAACAAAAGATCGCAAAGGTTTATTGATGGCTGGTGCTGATCGAGCCATTCGTGAACTCATGTTCATCTTTAAAGATGATCCAATTGAATCACCTCTGCATGAAGCATCGATGAGCGTCTGGGCTCGCATGCAACTAGAAGAATAAAACATTTAGAATAAAAAAATAAAATTACAAATGCAAATGGGTGCCAACGTAGACGCCAGTGAATTCGCTGGTAAGTTATCCGGTCTTGTGCGTGAGATCCAGCGGAATCGCATGGGTCGTTCTGTTAATCAACCAAGCCAGAATGTCCCTGGAGCCAAGGAAATTCAATTAGCTGGTTTCAATAATAAAACTGTGCTACCTAATCGAAATGTCTAATAAAATGCCGCCAGAAATTGTGGCACATTTCAAATCAAAAGATACGGGTGACGATAAAGCTACAGATAAAGAGAAAAGAAAAGCAGCATTAGAGAAAGCTCGTCAATACCAAAAAAATAAAAAACAAAAATAAGTTAGTATTTTATTAGCTGCTTATTTATTGTGCCTTCTTATCTTTATCTTGCGCATCGCCGTAACGCTAAAGCTGCAGCACAGAACCAACAGATTAAGAAGCCACGTAACTTAGAACTTCTCCAGAAAGCACGAGAAGATTTTGCATTCTTTTGCGAGTACGTTGCAGATAAACCTCCTGCTGAGCACCACAGGGATTGGCATCGTCATTTTATTACCAACGAAGATAGCTCTTGTTTAATCAAGATTGCTGGTCCGAACATCGATCTCCTTGCTCCTCGTGGTTCCGCCAAAAGCACAGTATTGGGTTTGTTAACTGCTTGGGCAATTGGCATCCATACTGCTGCCAAGCTTCCCCTGCAGATTCTTTATCTTTCTTATACGGTTGATATTGCACGTTCTAAATCTGCAACCATTAAACGAATCATTGAAAGCAAACGATATCAAGAAGTTTTCCCAACAGTACGTCTTCTCAAGAACGTAACCAGTAACGAATATTGGTCTATTGACCATAAATTTGCAGGCATCGATACTACTGGTGAAGAACAGTTCACACTTTGCGCTGCAGGCCTTAAAGGTTCGGTGACCTCCAAGCGTTCTCATCTTGTGATGATTGATGACGCCATTAAATCAGCTGCGGATATTGCAAACCCTGACATCCGTAAACAGATGCAGGAGAACTGGAATGCGGTGATTGCACCAACGATGTTTGAAGGAGCACGTGCCATCTGTCTTGGTACACGTTTTAGACATGATGATATTCATGCCACAACCTTTAACGAGCAAAATAACTGGTCTCAGATCGTTCTATCAGCAATTAATCCTGATCCCAAAACAGGAGAAGAAAAGTCGTATTGGCCGGAGATGTGGTCATTGGACTATTTGAAAGAAAAGAAACGGCAAGCACCTATTGCTTTTTCTTTCCAGTACATGAATAAAATCATCAGGCAGAACGAGCTATCGCTTGCGCCTGAGCTGATTGTTAAAGCAGAGATCGCAACAGAATTTGATACGTTGGGGATTGGGGTCGACTTGTCTGCTGGTACAAAAGAGAAGAACGATTACACCGTATTTGTTCTTGGTGGACGCATTGATGATCGTATTCATATTATTGATTACCGTCGCATGCGCGTCATGGGAAACCTTGAAAAACTCGATGCCCTCAAAGAGTTAATGAATGACTGGTCAATTATTGGCAGAGATGAAAATGGGAATTACTTCCCCACGTTTTCAACGTGTGACGTATGGTCTGAAGCTGTACAGTACCAGGCCTCCTTGGAAGCTGACTTCAAACGGATCTGCTTGAACAACGAAGGTCTATATAACATCCTCTGGCATCCGGTCAAAGGTTTCCGCGCAGATAAACTTGCTCGCTTCCGTGGCATCATGGGCATGTTTGAAGATCGCAAGATTATCTTTAATCGTTATCGTAACTTCACTGCCATGTTTGAAGAACTGACAAACTTTGGAGTTAGTG